AAAGAAAAAGCCTTGAAGAAAGTATAAATTTAGATTAACTAAATGAAATGTTATTTTTGCAGAAAAGAAACCGTAAAGGTTATAAGGTGTGAGGATTGCAAAGGAGCTGTAGCTTTGCCAACTGTTTTATTTAAAGGATCAGGATTTACAAATAATACTTTAATTGGTAGTGTACAAGTGAAAAATGAGACCGATCCAGACACGGGAGAGAAAGTTTACCGAAAATAAATGCCTAAAGCTAAAAGAGAAACTCCATTAACAGGAAAAACAAAATCAGGAAGACTTCTAACAGAACAAGAGGAGCTTTTTTGTAATCTATATGTAAGGAACTACAATAGAATAGAAGCAGCTATGGAGGCTTATAATATAGATCAAACAAAGAAAGGATGGAGATACACAGCTTCTAACATAGCCTATGAGAACCTTTTAAGACCATATCTAAATGAAAGAATAAGGGAATTATTGGATAAACTTACTTTAACAGATCAAGTGGTAGATAATGAAATGAAGTTTTTAATTGATCAAAACGCTGAACTTTCCTCAAAAGCCAAAGGGATAGAAATTTATAATAAACTTAAGGGTCGCTACCAAGAAGACAAGACTAATAAAGCTCAAACAGCCCTTTTATCAGAAATCTATGGAAGACTCTCAAAAGGAAAAGATAATTGATATTCACTTAGAAGCTCAAAAGTCACTCGTAGACTACTATAGAATCATTCTTAGTGAAGATAACTACGTCCCCCCTGCACCTTTTCACTACGAACTCTCTGATATTCTCTTAAACCGAGAGGGGAATTTTGCCTTAGAAATGTTTCGTGAGTCTGCTAAAAGCGCTTACGCCCTAAAGACCTTTCCTCTCTACAAGCTTAGCTATCCAAAAAGAGAGTCGAGATATATTGTGATCATAAAAGCCAACCAAGAGCTTGCATCTGCCAAACTTCAAGAGATAGTTAGCGAATATGTAAATAGTCCAGTGCTAAATTTTAATTTGAAAGAAGTTAAAAAGAACTCTGCAAAGATATTTGAAGCAACAGTAATGTGTCCTGACGAGATGGATGTACGAATCGAGGCATATGGCAAGGGGACAAGTATTCGCGGGCTCTCATGGGGCAATCTGAGGCCTCAGGTGATCATATGTGATGACTTACAGGACTTGGAAGATTCTCAAAGCGATACTGTTCAAGAAAAAGACTGGACTTGGTTTTTATCTGATGTGAAATTTTTAGCTAAAACAGGGCGAATAATAGTTATAGGAAACAATCTAGGAGAAAAATGCATTATCGAACGTCTGATGAATGACAATTTTCTGAACTTTGAAAAGATTCGTAAGCCTGCTATTGAAGATGGAAAGGCAACATGGCCAGATATGTTTTCTTTTGAGTTTTTAGAGTCTGAACGGATGGAATTTAATAATCTCGGAAAGACCGATATTTGGTATAGAGAAAGGATGTGTCAGGCAATTTCAGAAGAATCCAAGCTATTTAAAAGAGAATATTTTAAATACTGGAAAGACGAAGATCTATTTTTAAGAGAGGAAAGGGACTTAAACCGTTTAGGGTTTGAATTTTATATCTCAGTGGACCTGGCAATTTCTGAAAAGCAAACCGCTGATGATACCGTACTTTGTGTTGTAGGAAAGAAGCGAGAAGCTCCCGAGTGGTACATCTTCGAAATGCTAGGAGGCAAGATGGACCCATTGAAGACTATAGATAACCTATTCTATCTTTATGGCAAGTACCGTCCTTTGAAGGTGGGGATCGAATCAGTGGCTTATCAGAAAGCTTTGTTCTACTTTATTGAGGAAGAAATGAAAAAGCGATCACAGTATTTCATGATAGATGAACTCCGTAATACAAATAAGAAAGAAGAGCGAATAAAGGGCTTACAGCCTATGTATAAGACTGGTGTAATCTACCACAGAGAGGGCATGTTGAAGCTAGAAGACCAACTCTTATCCTTTCCCTATGGGCTACATGATGATTATCCTGATGCCTTGGCAATGATGATTCAATTGATAGAGGGTACTTCACAGAGAATTTTTACTCAGAAAACAACATCTTCTTATATTGACCCGATTAAAAAAATCCATCAAAGGATGAGTTATCGTGACCCTCTGAATAGGAATTGACATGAATGATACCTGCATGTTATGATGGAAGCGTCATTCATGAAAAAAAGACTTTTATTCAAAGCACAGGGTCACCCCAGATTTAAGGACGGTCAAAAGCTATGGTTAATATTTTCAACAGGGGCATTAGCCTTCTATTGCTTGGGTAGATACAAGGGTAAAGGGAGGTGGATTAAGGATTGGGTTCATATTCAAGATAGGGATAGGGAAGATGGGAGAAGTTTTGTAAGTAAGGTTGATGCAAAATGGGTAGGGGAAGTAGAAATAAAAGAAGACTTTGATTTATATTTAAATAATGTTAGTGGTTGGCTTTAGCGGGCTTTATGCCCGTAGCTCATTGAGCGCTTTGTTATGCAAAGTATCATGGCGGATAATCTCCGCTAAAGGAAATCACCTATGAATCAGAAAGAACGGCCATTTTACAAAGCTAAATATCAGATGGAATTAGTTGCAGAGCTTATTCCTCAAGAGCCCTATCTTATTCGGCAGATGATGAGACGTAAAGGCTGGAACTTAGCAGAAACAATAAAATACTATCTTAAAAAAAATGAAAGTATCTGAACTTATCTCAAAATTAGAAGGGATGCCTCAAGATCAAGAGGTGTATATTGATGGAATTGAATGGGAGCCTATAGATCGTTCATTCAGAAAATGGAGAGGTTTTTATTTCCAAAGAATAAAATGAAACTTACCCCTGAACAAAAACTTTCACAAATCTATCTCATACTTTTGGGCTATAGTGAAACCAAAGGTGACCCTGTTAAGGCTGTAAAAGCCATTAAGAAAGTAATTTTAAACAAACAACTTCATAATTAACTTGCCAAAGTATCATTCATTGCTATGATAAGCTCATCTCTCACACTAATTTGTGAGACATGCGTTTTAATCAGATTAAATACAACCCCACAGAAGCTGAAAAAAGACTTGTTACCTATGCTCAGAACCTAAAAGAGGAGATGAGTACTTTTTATAGAGAAAAGTCTGTTAGGATGGCTCAGTGGGCAAGGGATGATTATAATGGCACAACAGAGGATACAGTAAGTAATCTTCAACTCATGAAGGTTCCTTTGTCTTACGCCGCTGTAAATCAAAGATGTTCGATTCTTTTCAATAATCAAAGTAAAGCTGAGTATCGAACTGTAGATGAAAGTAAAAAATATGATATTGAAATTCTAAGACAGGTTGACAAATATGATAAACAAGTTGGTGAATATAACTCGAATTATCAGGATATTGAAATGACAGCCAATATTGAGGGGTCATGCTTTTTTAGAGTGAATTGGGAGGAAACTTTAGATAAATATGGAAATACAAAAGGTGTTCCTTATGTTGGACTTCACAAAGTAAGATTAAATGATATCTGGTGGGATCAGTCCGCCAGAAAGGTGAAGGAGGCCAATCATATGATGGAACGTAAAAAAATGTCATATGAGAGATTTTTGAGGAAGTTCATCCCTCTAGAGGGGAAGGGATTTAAGAATATTCGAGGGGTGCAGCCTATGACTAGTGAAGATTGTGAAGATAATATTTGGCAGGAAGATTGGGAAAAATACGGTGAGGGAAATATAAAAGGGAACAAAGTGACTTTATGGTACATAGAATCTTTGGGAATGATTGAAGGTGGTGAGATAAATCCAAAAGCATGGATTATTGCCAATGGAACGGTTATTTATGAATCAAATAAACTCTTCGTCCCTGCTAAAGAAGGCGATGAAGACATGCTCTCATGGGATAAAATAGATGGAATCCCTACGGGTTCAATGATTGGTATGGGACTACCCGTACTTTTGAGACATATCCAAGAAGCAAGAGATAGACTTTTAACTTTAATAGTAGCTCAAGCCGAAATTGCCGTTGTCCCTCCTGTAATTCTTAGTCCTAACATTGATTGGGACACTGATGACTCTCCTTTGATGGCTGGGCGTGTTATAAGATCGAGAAATTCAGCTCAGGATGTTCGCAACGCTTACCATTGGTTCCAACCTCCTGATATCACTCAGGGCGCGCAGGCGACTATCGAAAGACTCGATCAGGATGCTATTATGCTTTCTGGTGTAGACATTCGTGCTTTATTTGTTCCAGCATCAGAAAAAGCCATCACAACAGTCAATAAAAGAGAGATACAAGAACGCCTTTTGAGATTCTCAGTTCAATGGAATGAGGAAAATGGGTATTATGGTCTAGCAAAATTAAGGCTACGATTCATTCAGTGTTATTATCCTAAGGAAAGAACCTTTTTAGAAACCGAGAAGGGGCAATTGATTAAAAAGAAAGGTTACTTGAAAGTCCCAGTGATCGATCATGAAGCAGAAGAGATGACCGTGAAGGGTAAAAAGAAAATTAAGCTAAATTCTAAGGAAGGTGGTTATACTAAAATCGATGTGACCCCTGAGAATATTGATTTTAATGTGGATGTCGTCATTGAAGGGGCAACCACTTGGCAAGAAGGTAATGCTATAGAGAAAAAGAACTTCCTAGATGGTCTTGCTGTGGCTAATACTATCCCTGCCTTCACTAGAAAGGTAGATGAAAATCCTGAAAAATTCCTTAAACTCTTGGTTGATAAGTTAAACATGGACGAAAGTGATCTGTTTGAAGAAGCGAAGGAAAATAATCAAAATATGCATCCAGCCCTTAAAGAAATTGCAGCTATCAATTTAATTGATACCTATAAACCCGAGGTTGATTTATCCGAATATTTCATTTCTGAGGATTCCGAGAAGTACGATCCTGCTGAATATGTAAATGTCTTTACTGAAGTCAGTAGATCGGATTATTATAAAAACCTGAAGAAAAATTCCAGAGAATTATTTGATGAAAGATTTGATCTACATACTAAAAACGCTAACAATCCTTATTTCTACGATATTCAGGAAAAAAAGGAGGAAGAGGCTAAAGCTCAGCAAGCTGTTCCACCTGAAGAGTCTGCCAACTCCACTGGTCTTCCTCCTACTGAGGAGGCACCAGAGGATCTAATGGGTAGAATGAAATCGGAAAGTGCTCAAATAGCTAACATGACTAAATAATGAATTTTATCAAATACCTTTTTTCTAAGAAATATTTTCCTATAGATTATTCTAAGAAAAGGGAAAATCATATGCCTGGCTCTTTTAAAGATCCAAAGTATAGTGAATTTAAAGAGGATCTTTTAAATCTTCTTTGTACTTGGATGGCTGAAGAACTTGCTGTTAAAGGGAATATATCTGCTCAATATGAAGTTTATCTACGCTTGGTAGAGTCTTTTACACCAAAAGAAAGGTTTGAAGAAGCTAACTATAAAGACCCTATAAAAGAAATAGAGGAACAAATAAAAAAAGAACTTGCCAACCGCAAGTAAATATCTTAATGTTCAGGTAACAACCGATCTTTCCAAATTCAAAAATCTCTCACAATCTTTTGACCAATTGTTTCGTCAAAGTTCTGTGAGAGATCTTTGACGAGATAAGTGCTCAAAATATGAGTGCTTTTTTTGTTCTTTAAACCATATTAAATGTTTGACACAACCAATGATGAGGAATCAATTTTTGATTCTGATACTCAAGTTGAACCTGCCTCTGACGAGCAACAGGAAGAAGAAGTCTCTAATGAAGATGATGGCGACACTCCAAAGTCCTTTGAAAAGTTCGCGATGAAAACGAACATGAAAATCAATGAACTGAGTCAATCCCTGAAAGATTCAAATAAGCTCAACTCCTATTATGCCAGAGGTTTAACCACCGAAGATATCATAAAAGAAGACCCTGAGTTTGCTAAAAGACTTTCTAAACAAGAAGGGTATAGTGATTTTTTAAAAGAATCTAACGAGTCCGTTAAACAGGATTCAGAACAACTTTTAAAAGAGGCTATCTCCGATCTAGTTGTTGACGGTAAAAGATTATCTCTTAAGGATAGGCAAATTCTTAAAGCGCATCCTGAATTTAACAAAGTTTTTAAAGGCTTTTTTGCCTCAGGTTTCAGCCCAGAAGAGTCTGCTAATAGAGCTTTAAAAGAATCATTCCCTAAACAATCTAGCATGGTTGAGTATTCTGTTTTGGGTCTTTCCTCTGAGGAGACACCACAAAAGAAAGAATCTCCTCGGGATGCTTTGGAAAAAATTTATGATAATCCTAAAACTTTTCCTGCCTTCATGAGACAAAGAATAAAGAAATAATATTTCTTTAATTCTAAAACAATGGCTATTTTTAAACTTTCTGACGGTGAACAAGTCAGAACTGTAATTGTGAATAAGGCTAGTGCTACTGTTATTCCTGCTGGTTCTTTGGCTGGTATTACTGCAGGGCTTGCAGTTCCTGCTGTAGCTGCTACTACTAAGGTCGCTTGGTGCCCTCAAGGTGCTGTCGATGGTGAAACTACTTGTGAGCTTACCGTCGGTTGTGATTTTACCCTTAAAGGTACAGGTGACGCAGTTTTCGCTGTTGCCTATAAAGGTACAGAAGTTGATATCACTGATGCTCAACTCGTTGACGTTGGTTCTTCTTCTACAGATGTTCTTTTGATTGATATCTCTGAAAATGCTGGGACTGTAGGTTCTGCTAGTGGTATCACTGTTCGTATTAACCCCACCAAAGTCCTATTTTAATTTTTGGGGTCTTTTTAACTAAATAATTTTTTAAACTATGTTTCCTACCGATTACGCGATTGAGAACATCAAAGGAATCAAGAAAAGCTTTGACAATGGAGTCAATGCAAACATTGAAACTTTCATGGAACTTCCAATCGTGAATATGTACACAACTTCCGATACTTTTTCTATTTTCACTTCAACTGAAGGAATGACAGGGACTAAGCAATTGGGAGATTTTGAAACTCCACCTTCTTCCAAGCTTGAAGATGGATACTCAGTAACTATTACTGAGGACCGTTATGGTAACGGTTTTGACTTGTCAGAACGAACCTTCTTACGAGATGGACGAGACAACACTACTAAAGTTCCTGAATTTTTGATCCGCCAAAGAACCTCTTTGTGGAAGGATGTCCGTTATAAACTTATCCATGATATGCATTTATTTTTAAATGATGCTTTTACTGGTACTTTTCTTTTAGGTCCTGATGG